TCGAAGCCCGCGACGCGGGTGACGAGCTTCTTAATTCAGAGTTTGGGTGGAAACCTCTTGTCGGAGACATCACCGATATCATCGATGGTGTTAAGCACGCTCGTGATCTTATCGATCAGAAAGAGCGTGATGCCGGCAAGATTGTTAGGCGACGGTATGAATTTCCTGTTGAGGAATCCATAAAGGACGAGATACTTTCGAGTCAGACAGCCGTCTTAGAGGCGACTGGTGGCGCGATAGGTATCTTCGATCCTTTGTTGGAGAGTAGGGTTCACAAAGAAACATACACATATCGGAAGATATGGTTTTCAGGAGCCTTTACCTACCATATGCCGACCGAGAATTGGTACTCTCGATCTGCTATTGGTAAGTTAGGTGAACAGATTGATACCGTCTTCGGTACTCAACTGTCTCCTGAAGTTCTTTGGAACCTTGCTCCATGGAGTTGGGCCGTTGACTGGTTCGCAAACGTAGGGGATGTCGCTGACAACCTCTCCGATTGGGCTAGTGACGGTTTGGTGTTGAACTGGGGCTATATAATGGAACACTCTGTAAAGAGGGTTCGGTTTTATAACCCAGGTCGAGGTGGATTGCGAAATCCTTACCTCGGTATCAGTGATGTCATTGCTGAAGTCGAAACTAAGCAACGATATCCTGCAACACCGTTCGGGTTCGGAGTCAGCTGGAATGGTTTGTCACCACGCCAGCTTTCCATAGCTACGGCGTTGGGAATCACCCGACGCTCGTAGCGGTTGAACCACAGTGTCTTGCCAATCGGGGCTCGTGAACCGAGTCCTAGGAGTGATGCCTATGTCCTTTGCCGATCCCCAAACCGTAACCATCTCGGCGGTTCCGATCACTTTGCCACGCACTAGCGTGGACAAGGATGAGTCGGAATACACCAGTGGCGACGGCCTGGTCAAACTCCTCGTTTCCCATGAGTACGGGAAGCGATCAAGGAGGATGATCCGGATCGATCACAGTAAGCTTACTACGGATCCGTTCCGTCCGTCGGAAAATGTCAAGGTCGGCATGAGTAATTATGTCGTCTTTGACCTTCCGGCTGCCGGATACACGACCGCAGAAGCCCTCGCTGTCTGGGTCGGTTTCAACACCGCCCTAACAGCGTCCTCAAACGCTCTCATATCCAAGGTTTTGGGTGGAGAGTCCTGAGGAGTGCAATGAGTTCGACAGGGATCGCTGGGATGATCTTCTCTCCGTATGGAGAAAGGATGTACCTCGCGATCTCCGCTGGCTTTTCGATGAGATGATCTATGAGTACGCCAGGAGCGAAAGCTTCCGACGAAACATCAGAGACGCCCACCGTCAAGCCGAAGCGGAAAAGTATCGGGTTAACCATACCCACACTTCCGTCGAAGAGGACTGATGATTATTACGAGGTACGTATCCAGTTCAGCCGAAAGGCGGCTGGACTCGTTGTCTCGATAATGATCATCTTTTCTAGGCTCATTGAATCCCTAGGAATGGAATTACTAAATTCCATATTCTAAGGGAAGCAATAGGATCTAGGCTGAGGATCGTGCCACCCCCTAGTAAAGGAGGGACACGTGAAAAGCCTGATCTCACTCTGGTCCTGTACAGCCGAGGAATTGGCTGTACGATGCCACACCAGCGCCGCTCGCGACATAACAACTGTTGCGAGTCGCACCGAACATGAGGGGTTATCCTTTCTAGGGATAACCCTGGCAGACTACGGCAAGTCGTTCCAAAGATGGCTTGACGTAGGATCTGTCGACCCTTCGGATCTTCCGGCCTTTAGACGGGCTGGAGGTGATCGTACTGGTTTCCCTGCATTCCTGCAAGGTTTCCTTGGTCGTGTGTTCGATGCTGCCAGTGGTGCACTATTGGATCAACCTGACATAGAATCAATCTATGCTATACGTCAATTGACACTGATGTTTAGCAAGATCGCTCTTCCGCAGGAGTCTCTAGTCGAGACCCCGCTCAGATTTGCTCGAACGAGCAGATCTGTCGGAGCTAACCGCCGCGAGGTGGTCAGCCCGAAACGTGAAAGAGCGGCTATGTCGGAGTACGTCCAATGTGAGCAGGATGTTCGGGCCTCTGATTCTCTCCTTGATCCATCCTATATGGATGATTTCAAGAGAATGTCAGAGATGCTTTTCGGTCGTATCTTCTCATACCTTGATAGTGATATCAAGGATGAGCAGATCTTCCCGAAGCATGGTCCAGGTGTCGTCGCAGATAAACTCTCCTCTAACGAGAAGTGGAATCTGCGATCCTGGCCCTCCAGGCTGGAGCCCTTTATGAGGTCTTCAACCTACCTATTCCCTAATCGTCGTCATTGGTTGACGAGTGAAGGGGGTCGGGCGAACATTCTCGAACCTGACGCGGAGATACCTGTGAGGGTTATCACCGTGCCTAAAACGCTCAAGACACCAAGAATCATTGCGATAGAGCCTGCTGCGATGCAATATGCGCAGCAAGGTATCTACCGCAGGATTTTGGAAGTGGTTAAAGAGGATAGCTTCCTCTACCACGCCGTCGGGTTTGAAGATCAAGAGCCGAACCGTGCTCTTGCTCTGAAGGGTTCTTTCGACGGAACCCTCGCTACACTAGACCTTAGTGAAGCGTCCGATCGTGTCTCGAATCAGCTCGTACGTACCATGACACTGGATTATCCCCATTTGTTTGGGGCGGTCCAAGGGTCACGGTCACGGAAGGCTGATGTGCCTGGTCATGGCGTT